ACTCATATTATATTAAATAAATTATATTACCTAGTTTGGTATATCATTTATTGCGATTTCTCATGTGAGAGCAAGGTTTAGAAACTGAAAATAGCATCATCAAATTGGCCTGTTTGCATTTGATACGTATAGCGGACCAATTGATCTAAACCTATTCCATGTTTGTATTGCATATACATTTGATGGGCAAAGTCATTATTCTGCGTTTTTGAGAATCGAGTATAGTATGCATGCATTTCATCTTTGTCGAAATATTGTAGCATATCTATACTATTCCAGGAATCTGTTTCCTGAAATACTTTTCTTGCACCACTCTTTAATTTAACAACTAATCCTGTTATATCTTCATACAGGTAATTGTTGTACTCTTCAAACATGGTTATTCCTTTACACCAGGCTAAGTTAGATTCATATAGAGACCTTTTATAGACCTTAAGCTCTTCATTGCTTAAGCCTAAAGCTTTTCTAGACCATGCAGTCAATGTTAGAAAACGATCCCACTTCCTTGTAATGTGGTAATTGCCTTCAAAGTCCCTATAAGTCTGAGTTGAACAAAAATCAATATCTGTTATGTCGCCAACTTTAATATACTTTGCTATCTGTCCTAGTCCATGTACACCAGTTTTCTTTGTAGAAAATGTTAGTGCATAGGCTGCTAGTGACTTTTCTAACACATAAGGTTTCATAAATACAGCACTATCGTCACCTTTACACAATAGATCATATTCCCAAGGTCTGACCCCAGCAATACATTCTAAAGTAAAACGGTTATATAGTGCCATTCTCAAAGTATTCATTAAAGTGGTATCCATACTACCTGAAAATGTCTTTCCTCTCTGTAATATAAATCCCGAATTTTGTTTTTGTACTTTACCGCTAGATAGCTTAACTGTATTGACAAATTTGATCTTACGCCATTCTGGTTTTGCATAAAAATCAAATACATACTTCGGTACATGATGTACAGTTTTTGCTATTGCGTCATAAATTCGGTGATCTACTATTTTCTTCAACTCAAAATGTTGTGTTCTATCAAATCCACTACCATCTAACTGTATGGTTGTTGTGTAGCCACAAGTTTCATTAACCTTATATATTTTTTGAAGCTGATCCCAATTTTTCCCTCCGCAGTATCCTTTAAACTGCTTAAAGATCTTTTCTAATTTGTAGGTCACGGGACCTAGAACATATTTGTGCCAATTATTAGGGCTACAAATACAACGATTTTTGGGTGCTTTACCTCCTTC